GTGGATTAATGCAATTAGTAGCTTACGGTGCACAAGATGTGTACCTTACAGGTAACCCACAAATTACTTTTTGGAAAGTAACTTACAGACGTCACACGAACTTCGCGATGAGTCTATTGAGCAAACTTTCAACGGACAGGCTGATTTCGGTCGCCGTGTCACATGCACGATCTCACGTAATGGTGATCTTGCATACAGAACATATTTACAAGTAACTCTTCCTGAGATTAACCAGCAAATGGCCAACACTAACCAAAGTGATGTCTATGCTCGCTGGTTGGATTTCCCAGGAGAACAACTTATCTCACAGGTTGAGGTTGAGATTGGTGGTCAACGTATTGACCGTCAATATGGTGACTGGATGCACATCTGGAACCAGCTTACCCTTTCTGCTGAGCAAGAGCGTGGATACCACCAAATGATTGGTAACACCACTGCTCTTACCTACATCACTGATCCTTCATTCAATGATGTTGATGGTCCTTGCGAGTCAACTGCTCCTCGCCAGGTATGCGCTCCTCGTAACGCTCTTCCTGAGACCACTTTGTACATTCCATTCCAGTTCTGGTACTGCCGCAACCCTGGATTGGCTCTTCCATTGATCGCTCTTCAGTATCACGAGGTCAAGATTAACCTTGATATCCGACCTACTGATGAATGCCTTTGGGCTGTATCAACCCTTGACTGTGGATCCGGTGTAAATAACCTTAAGGTTACCACCGCTTATGCTCAGTCACTTGTTGCTGCCTCATTGTACGTTGACTACGTATTCCTTGACACTGATGAGCGTCGCCGTATGGCACAAAACCCTCATGAGTACTTGATTGAGCAGCTTCAGTTCACTGGTGATGAGTCAGTCGGTTCATCTTCCAACAAAATCAAGTTGAACTTCAATCACCCTTGTAAAGAGTTGATCTGGGTTGTTCAGCCTGATGAGAACGTTGACTACTGTGCTTCTCTTGAGTGCACTGAGACACTTTACAAGTTGCTTGGCGCTCAGCCATTTAACTACACTGATGCCGTTGATGCTCTTCCTAACGCCATCCATGCTTTCTCCACTCAGCCAGGTCTTGTTCAGAATGATGCCAACGGTGTTAATGTTGGATACATTGATGGTGAAGGTCTCTTCCAGCAAGCTGGTCCTTCTGGTGTAAGCGGTGTTGCTGCTTGCTTACAAGGTTTAGTATTGGCCAAGGCTGCTGCCGATGCCACCCCACAGACATCAAATGGTATTGGAAATGCTATTGACGTAGTACTTGGTAACGACACCCACCTGCAAGCTGGCGATTACGACATCGGTCTCAAAGGCAAATCCCTCGTACCCCCAACCTATGCTGGCGATGATGCTGCTACTATCTGTGCTAAAGTAGCTCAAAGTCAATACGGTATGGTCTTCTCTGGATGGAACTCCGCTACTGGTGTGAATAGTTTGTACGGAGCACCCGATCATGATGCCAAGTACAGTCTTGGAGGACATGCAAGCAGTAGTGGCCCTCTCGGCGTGATCGCCGCTGATGTCAGTCCTAATGTTTTGGGTGCTGCCAGTGGCATGAACATGCGATCATACGGATCTCCTCAATTTGGAGTTAGTGCGGATACTCAACAGCTTGTTGGTGTTTCCGATGCTGGTACATTTGTTCTTTCTGAGACCGCTCTTACCATGCACTGCTGGGGTCAAAACCCTGTTGTTACCGCTAAGCTTCAGCTTAACGGACAAGATCGCTTCTCTGAGCGTGAGGGTACCTACTTTGACTTGGTACAGCCATTCCAACATCACACACGTAACCCAGACACTGGTATCAACGTATACTCCTTCGCACTTCGCCCTGAGGAGCACCAGCCATCTGGAACCTGTAACTTCTCCCGTATTGACAATGCTACTCTTCAGCTTGTTCTTTCCAACGCTACTGTTGAGGGAACCAAGACCGCTAAGGTACGTGTCTACGCTACCAACTACAATGTCCTTCGTGTCATGAGTGGTATGGGTGGTCTTGCTTACTCCAATT